GATGAGAGTGGGAAAGAAAAGCTGTTTGAGGTACTACAAGAAGAACACGGACTTAATGTGTTTCTAATCTCTCATGACTACTCTCATCCACTAATACCTAAAATAGAAATTGAAAAAAGAAATAATGTGAGCACTATTCGTTCTTGAGAAGAACAATAGTTACTTTATGCGTAAGGAGAAAAAGTATGCTAACTATAGGTAAAAAACCTATTAAATTTCAATTAAGAAAAGAATTTAAAGACTTACTAGGAGCAAAATCTGTACACTGGGGATATGGTGGATTAAGTGAGTTTACTTACTATCGTACCTATGCAAGACGCAAAGAGAATGGTACTCTAGAGACCTGGGCTGAATGCGTAATTCGTGTTATTGAGGGAATGTTTTCCATTCTTAAAACACATGCTATTACTTCGCATCTACCTTGGGATGAAAAACGAGCACATCGTCTAGCAGAAGAAGCTGCCGAGCGTTTGTTTGAATTTAAATGGACTCCGCCAGGCCGCGGACTCTGGATGATGGGCACAGATTACCTGTGGGAAAAAGGAGCTATGGCTCTTTATAATTGCGCGTTCGTATCTACTGAAGACATTGACGCTGAACTATCTAAGCCTTTTGCATTTGTAATGGATACAATGATGCAGGGAGTAGGTTGTGGGTATGATACTGATGGAGCAGAAAAAGTTATTGTGCAAAAACCATCAGGAGAACCAGAGCTTGTAGTAGTAGACGATACTAGAGAGGGGTGGGTAGAACTTATTTCTTGCCTAATTGATTCCTATCTAGAAGAAGGTAGTAGCCCTATTACCTATGATGTTAGTAAGGTTAGACCTTATGGAACGGAAATTAAAGGATTTGGAGGGGTAGCTTCTGGTCCTGAGCCACTCGTACAAGGTTTTAACGGTATTAAAGAAGTACTAGAGAATAGAGTCGGTCAGTTATTAACATCTACTGATATTGTCAGTATTATGGGCATTATTGGCAAAATAGTCGTAGCAGGTAATGTGCGCAGAAGCGCATTAATCGCGCTTGGTAATCCGAATGACTTAGATTATGTGACTCTAAAAAATTGGGACAAAAGCCCTGTTGGTATGGGTATGCAAGCTCCTCCAGAATTAGAAGCTGCAAATAAGCAAGATTATGATGCATATAATAGTTTTGAAACAAGTTGGGATGACAAAAGTCTCATAGCTAAAAAGTATGCCTCAGAAATTTGGAGCTGGAAATTTGGTGGTTGGCTATGGGCTAGCAATAACTCTCTATATGCTAAAGCTGGAATGGATTATGCGCCTTATGTAGCTTCAATTGCACAAAATGGAGAGCCTGGATTTTTCTGGCTTGATACCTCTAGAAGTTATGGAAGACTAAAAGACGGTATTAAAAACGATGATACTAGTGTTAAAGGGTTAAATCCTTGTGTGTCTGGGGATACTTTAATAGCTGTAGCAGACGGCAGAAATGCTGTAACTATTAAACAACTAGCTGAAGAAGGTAAAGATGTACCTGTATATTGTGTAAATGATTTAGGACAAACTACTGTCAGCCTTGCCCAACATCCGAGGGTTACAGGGTATAACAAACAGTTGTATAAAGTTACTTTAGATGATGGCACTAGTATTAGAGCTACAGATAATCATGAGTTCTATCTACCCTCTGGAGAGCGCAAAGCCTTAAAAGATTTAACTGTTGGTACTAGTCTAATGGCTAGACGTAAGTGGGTTGCTCAGATGAAATCAAAAAGTCAAGATTATATGTGGGTGTCTCATTCTGATAATAACAATAAAAATAAAGCAGAACATAGATTATTTGCTGAATTTTTTGAAGGTAGAAAACTTAACAATACTGAAGTAGTTCATCATAAAGACTATGCAGGACTAAATAATAGTTTTGACAACTTAGTAGTCATGAGTGCTTCAGACCACGATATGTTACACAGTAAAGATATGATGGGAGATAAAAATCCATATCATAGAATGTCTGATGAGTGGAAAGAAAAATTTCATAAACCTAAATTTGGAACTGCCAATGGCATGTTTGGAAAAAAGCATTCAGAAGACACTAAACAACTTATTGGGGCTAAAAGCGCCGAACGTTGGTCTAATACTGAATACAAAGAAAAAATGCTAGTTGCTATAAAGAACACTATGGCAAAGCAAGAAGTTAAGCTAAAATTATCTCAGGCTATGAAAGAACGTTATAATGCGTGTGAACGTATAGTAATATCAGAAGATGAGATAAATAGTGTAATTGAGCGCAATGAAGCAAACTGGACTTCTAGTGGAAAGCTTTATTTTGTAAGAAAAATTGATGCTATTGACGGGCAGGAATTTATTGTGCCTTTTTCTGATAGGCACATAAATACACGTAATGCAAAAAATGGATATGCTTTACAAACTATTTCTGCTAATAGAACTAAGCACGCTAAAGCTAAACAAAAAATAGGGTTATTAATAGACGAAGTAAAAAAGTAAATAGTAACCGCTCGAAAAATACCTAATAGTAAAGAGATTCAAGATTTTGCTAATGGTTTAGGTTTTGATTACCGGATAAAGAGTGATAGTATTAGGATATTTAAACCATCAGATATTTTAAAAGTTTTAGCAGAAGAAGTAGGTTTTGAAGTAGATTTATTCAATGCTTATAAACTTAAAAACAGTGCGTATAACCAAACACTAGCTCAAAAGATGTTAGCTGCGGAATCATTTTCTTATAATCATAAAATAGTCTCAATTGAACTCGACGGTATAGAAGACGTATATTGTATGACAGTTCCTGCATATTTTAATTTCTGCGTTATAGGAGACGAAGGAAAAACTGCTGCCGGAAAACCAAAGTACTCACTAATACCAGTAGCCAATTGTGGTGAAATACAATTATCTAGTTATGAGACGTGCAACCTAAATGAAAACTATCCCGCTAATCACAAAGATTACTGGGATCTGCAACGCACTTTAAAATTCTCTTATCTGTACTCAAAGGCAGTTACTCTTCTTGCTACAAACTGGCAAGAAACAAATGCTGCTATTAGTCGTAATAGACGAATCGGCTGTTCTATGAGTGGTATTCAAGAAGCCTTTATTAAGTTTGGCAGAAAAGAGTTTCTCTCATGGGCGGACCAAGCCTATGACTATCTAACGTATATTGATAAAAAGTACAGTGATTGGCTTGGTGTTCCTCGTTCTATTAGAAAAACTACAGTAAAGCCTTCGGGAACTGTTTCTCTACTAGCTGGAGCTCTTCCAGGTATTCACCATACCGAATCTTCTTCATACTATCGTACTGTTAGGTTAGCAGCTAATTCGCCAATCATGGACATTCTAAAAAATGCCAACTACCGTATTGAACCAGCGGCAACAGACCCGACTAGAACACTAGTAGTATATTTTCCAGTCTTAGTAGATGAGAGCTTACCGAAAAAGTCTGATGTTTCTATCTGGCAACAATTTAAAGATGTTTCGGATTTCCAAAAGGTTTGGAGTGACAACGCGGTATCCGTCACAGTAACTTTCACTAAAAATGAAGTTAATCAGATTGCCGCCTGTTTAAGCGCATTTGACAGTGAACTTAAGTCAGTATCGCTGCTACCATACTTTGAACATGGATATGTGCAAGCACCTTACATTGCAGCTCCCAGAGAAGAAGTTCAAGCTTATGCAAACTCACTATATCCGCTAGACTTCAGTAGCTTAACTAATGAAGGCGAAAACGCAGAGAGTAACAAGTTTTGCTCTAATGAAGGTTGCGCGATTTAATATGACATTAGTAATGTACTCTAAAGACTCTTGCCCGTTCTGTGAGCGGGCAAAAGCCTTACTCACCGAACACAACTATCAATATGTCGTAAAGAATGTAGTTAATCCTGAAATTAAGACTGAGCTACTAAAACGCTTTCCAGAAGCAAAAACAGTACCACAAATTTTTTTTGAAGATAGTCACATTGGCGGGTATACCGAACTAAAAAACTACTTAGAGCAAAGTCTCTAAAATATTATTTTGACCATTAGTGCTCTAGATGCTACTCTAAAATTAAGGAGACTCTAATGGCAAATACAAGTAAAACAAAAGGTCGCTCATTCGAATACATAGTGAGAGATTTATTTACTGAGGCGTTTAATACTCAGTTCGAGCGAGTGCCCTTATCTGGGGCACTCGCTTATTTAAAAGGTGATGTCTATGCACCTTGGAAACCAGATTTTCCGTGGTGCATAGAAGCAAAACACCACAAAGAAGTACCGTGGAATAATGTTTTAACAGCTAAATCTTCTCTGTTACTAGATTTTTGGAGACAAACGCTGCGAGAAGCACAAGTTATGAAAAAGTCCCCCTTGCTCATATACAAGTGGGACCGCAGCAAACTCTATGCGTGCTGGAATGATAGTATTGCAGTAACAGACTATGTTCATATTAAGAGTGGAGACTGTGAGTTTAAAATGGCTCTACTTGATGCTTGGCTACCGGCAGCTAAACTAGTAGTGAATTCTAAAGCATAATTCTTCTTGCAACTTGCTAAAAGTTAAGGTATATTTATTTATAACTACTGAATTAGAGGAATATTATGGTAACTAACTGGGATGACCTTGCCGAACTTGTACAAGCAAAGCAAACACTAGAAGACGTCAATAACCTACTGCTAATTGACGGAGTCAATCTTGCTTTTCGATATCTCCAACGTAAGAACTTTGATAACTTTACAGATGACTACATTAGAACTGTTACTAGTCTTGGTAAGAGTTATGGTGCTAAACGCATTATCTGTTGCTTTGACTCAGGGGCTTCTGCCTACCGGAAAACTCTTTATCCAGAGTACAAACTCAATCGTAAAGTAGAACGGAGTGAAGAAGAGCAAGAGCGCTTTACCGCTTTCTTCAACTGTCTCTCTGACACAATCGACGCACTACCTTTTGAACATTTTAAGTTTAAAGGCATTGAGGCAGACGACCTTATTGCATACTTTACTAAGCGACTGAGCCCTAAGTACTCTCACACTTGGATTATCTCTAGTGATAGAGACCTCTTTCAGCTGTTACGAGAAGATGTCAGCATCTTTAATATGTACTCTCGCCGAGAGATTGATATCTCCTATCTAGAAAGCGAATTTGGGCTCACACCTCGTGAGTACTCCTATGCACGTATGATTGAGGGTGATGCTGGTGATGGTATCTCAGGTGTAGAAGGTATTGGCCCTAAGCGCAGTATTGCCCTGATTAAAGAGTACAAAACTATTGATAACCTTATCTCTAGCCTACCTATTTCTGGTAAAGCTAAGTATATTCAAAACCTTAATCAAAGTGTTAGTATTCTGCAGCGCAATGAGAAGCTTATCAATTTGCTTGACTATACAGATGAAATTATCCGTTCTGTTGAGAAACAAGACCTTATCTTTGAAATGCTAGAAAAGGCTATTGTATGAAAGTAAAACTTTTTGCCTGTACACAACCGATTAAAAATAGAGTTCTCGGGTTAGAAGATGTACAAGACGTTATTACCTATTGTGCTAAAGTTTCAAATCCTCAGTTTCAAACGCAGTTTGATAATAGTGAGCGACTAATCAATTATTTGATTAAGCATCAGCACTGGAGTCCTTTTGAAATGGCCAGTGCTACTCTAGAGATTGAAACTACTCGTGATATTGCTAGACAGATACTACGACATCGAAGCTTCTCGTTTCAGGAATTTAGCCAACGCTATCAGGATGTAACTGTTCTAGACGAAAGTTTTGTTATTCGAGAAGCTCGCCTACAACATCCTACTAATCGTCAAGACTCTATTAAAACAGATGATGTAGAATTGCAATTGCAGTGGGCTGCAAAACAGCAACAAATCATCCATGAAGCTAAACTAGCGTATAAGTGGGCTCTTGAACACGGTATTGCTAAAGAACAGGCTCGTTGTGTACTACCAGAAGGAAACACCGTTTCCCGACTCTATATGCAAGGAACTATTCGCTCTTGGATTCACTATATCCAACTACGGAGTGGTAACGGCACTCAGCGGGAACATATGGAAATAGCCCGAGAAGTGGCTCGAGCTATTGCAGAAATATTTCCGCTATCAATGAAATTTATAAGTGAGGAAACGAATGGACACTAAAGCTAACGTAAGCACTGTTGCTAGTTCAGCAACACCTGCGCCTAAAGAGGCAAGTATTAAAACTCCTGATAATAGGCTACGAGAAACAGATAATATAGCCGTATGGACGGTGATTGGTCTTCAAGGATGTCCTTGGACCAGTAAAGCAGTAGAGCTTCTAAAAAGCCGTAAAGAAACCTATAAGCTAGTATTCTTAAATACAGATTGGCAACGCAAACTAGTAGTAGAGTATAACTGCCGACGCTCTCCGGCTATTTTTAGAGGAGTGCAGTATATCGGTAGCTATGGAGAACTAGAAAACTACTATAAATGTTGGTTCTTCTCGGATAGTGAGACTATTTAATAAAAAACCCCGGATTTCCGGGGTTTTTCTTTTAGCGCTTTGACTTACGCTGAATTGGTTTTTCTGGGTTTGTTCCCGAAAGAGGATGACGCTGTGGGGCGCCCGGTCCTACTTTCTTACCTTTCATACCGCCTTTAGCCGTGGCACCGTCATCAATAGACCCACGAATTCCCGAGTTATTAGAATTGGGGTAATTAATAGCAGCACCACGCATTGCAGGAGTACCGCCTGCATTGGGCATAGACGCAATAATCGGTCCGCCAGTACCACGTCCACTCTTATCTAGGGGAGGATACGAGATTCCTTGCTCTCCCTTAGTAGGGGTGAAATATTCTGATGGGCTACCTGGAATAGTGTGGTCTCCACTAGCCATACTTTGTAATTTTGCCATGTTTAAAATCTCCTATTATCTATTTGGCTTATTTTTAATGGGCACCATACCTTCACTAGTACCTCTAACAGGTGTATAGTTGAGAGATGCAACAGTTGGGTAATCTGCGCTAGCTTGGGCAGAAAGCATATTATCAATCATTTGCGGGTTATGAGGATAATAGTTATCTTTTCCAACATTAGGCAGAAACACTGAGTTATCAAGTTTTTTCATGTGTTTGCTCCTTACTCTTAAAGTATAACAGAAATGTGGTGTAAGTCAATATAAAATTTTAGAATTATTTTAGGCGCCTACCACAATAACACTAATAATAGCATTATCACTCAGACTACCGTTTTGTGAGATATAGGCTTTAATATTACAACTAGTTCTGGTAATATCAAAAGCTTGTGCAAATTGTGATATCGTAGAATCTACAACAATTGCAGATACTTGAGGGATCTCGTAAAAATTAGCATAAGAGTAATCAACGGTAATGCCGTTTACAGAAGAAAGTTGTACACGTTGTCTTACTGTTTTTTGTACTATATCAACCTCGTACTTTAAATCTTCTAATATTATTTCAGACTCTACGGGAGATGGATTACCTAATTCTAACTTAATTTGAAAATATCGAAACTCTGAAGCGCCTGGTACAAAGTTTTTCCAACCTAATTCGGCGTTACTAAAAGCTCCGAAAAAAGTATTAGGATTAACATTTCCGTGTCCTGGAAAACCGCTTACACCGTTAGCCGCAGCTGCATAATAAACATTAGCATTAGAAGTCCTAATAAAGATGTTTTGAGTTACTTGTCGTTCGGGGCCTAAGAAAGTAATAGCTGCACCTTCATCACCAAACTGTATCAAGTTAATTAGTTCATAAGAATTCCCACTAATAGTTAAATTAGCAAAATTATTAGTGCTGGATAGAAAGCCGTTAGAGTAGTATATATTTCCTAGCGCAATAGAGTTCGCGTCTATTACACCCGCAATCAACGCAAAAGTATTAGCATTAGATTCATCCCCGTTGAATTGACCTGGATTTCTAATAGCGTAAACATTACCAAAGTCTCCACCACTAGTTAGAGTTTGATGATAGCTGTTATAAGTAACTGGTGCTGCATTTGCATTATTAAAACCTAAAATAGTACCTAACCCTCCAAACGCATTATCTACTAGTACATTAGCAGAGGGAGATAGCCCTGTAGAAGCGTGAAAATCGGTAACTCCAGAAACAATTACGGTGTAGAAAGTATCAAACGTTACACCAGGATTACTAGCTGAGACTATTGGTGCAATTCTAATTGTGCCAATAATATTCTGTCCAACATCCCTAATAGGGGTAATATATGTAGCAACTGGATTATTAGTGGTAGTTAAATAAGTAGTATTTCCATATACTGCAAACCCCACAGCACTCCCATTGGCGTTATCAGTAATAGAGCTATCACTCATAACTAAACCACCGTTAACTGTTTCACTAAAACTAGAAAAAGCAAGTTCTGGATAGTCATTAGAGGTTGGGAAAGGATTACCGTCTTGAGAGGTAAAGCTTACTCCTGGAGAACCGTCATTATATGTTTTAAATAGCCGAATAGCGCTAGGACGAATAATAGTAATAGAAGCAGCCGCTAGTTCTTCACTTTCAATATCGCTAGTATCTCTAACACGAATTAGAAAAGTAAAGTCGCCAAAACTTGTAATAGGAGTAGTAAAACTAGTATTAGGGAAAGCAACTCTACCGACTAGAGTAGAGAAACCCCACGCAGCATCTAAGGATTCTATTGCATTTAAATCTAATAAACCAGGATATTGACGTATTTCTACTTCTTTAGTATCTATGTCTAACACAAATCCTTCGTTCGTAAGTTGGTACTGCCAAGAAAAGAGTAAAAAGTTTTCTTGTTGTGCAACACTAAGATTACGCGGTCCAGAAGGGACAGACTGCTTACCAATAATAGGATGGGCAATACTAGTAGAATAGCCTCTAAAAAGCCCAATTACAGGAGTTACGGTAATTCTAAGAATATTACCTCCCGGAGTTCGACCTCGACTAATACCATTTATCGTATAAGTAATATTATCTAGGCTTTCATCGTGGGGAATTAAGATAGTGCTACCTGGAAGGTCTGCGCCTTGAGATGTTGTAATACGATACTTTAGTTCATAAGCGGTTATGTCTCTTCGTTTTAGAGTAGGAAAAGTAACGTTAATATTGATAGAAGCGCCGCCTGTAGTATCAACAAAAATTTGTTCATCAATTGTAATACCAGAAACTTTAGAGACGCGAAGAGGTTCAACTTCTACTAGACTTTTTACAGCACTACTTACTCTATTATATCTGTTTACGTTAGTAGCCTCTACAAGATAAAAGGCCGGACCAATACCTTCTAAACGACCAAACTCATCTATTCTAGCAGTAGTATATCGAACCTTGTTTTTTTCATAAATATAGTAAATGCCTGTATTAGCAAGCTTATATGTAAAGTTATAATCGCTACGTCCATCAAAAGTATAGGAGTTGGAAGTAATGTTAGCAATCTTACCTTCTAAATCAGGGCTAGTATTGACTATAGAAACACTAGTAAGATTAGCACTAATAGCTTTGTTAAGCTTAATTTTATAAAACTTATTATTAGTTAAATCTGCGCTATAGAGAGCATCTCCGGGAATATAACTTGTGCTACTAATAGAGTAGGTGTTATTAAAAAGAGATAAAGAGGCTAAATCTCCTGTTTCAAACGCCGGAACAGTATATCTATCAACAATAGTTTTAACTTCAGTAGTATCTCCTAGTAGAATTACGGTAACATTATCCCCGCTCCAAGTAAAAGAATCTGTTGCAATATCGTCGAGATATACTTTAACCTCATTACGATTAGAGGTAGCGAATCCAAGAGCTGCAGTATAACTCCCCGTATTACCAGTCACGTTATAGGTTCTTTTTACGTTTTTACTACTACCCGTAATATACGCAGTACGATTAGAAAAATTGTTAGTAGTAATAGTTTGGAATAGAGTAATGTAAAATGGCGCAGTTGGAAATATACTACTAATAATAGTATTGCCGTACGGTCTATTTAGTGCTGTAATAGTATTAGACGCAACATTATAGGAAGCTATTTCTAAACTTAGTGCAGTCTCTCTATCTACAAAACCTACAGAACCTTCTAAAGCAGTGCTCTCTGGAAACTGGAGAATAGGAGTTTTTAAGTAGTCAGAAGTAAATCCTTCTAAAGCAGGCACATCTAAAATATGTACGGCATAATTATCATCTTGTAATAGATGCAAATTAGGAACACTAAATACAATAGAAGAAACGTTAGCGGTAAAAGAATTACATAATGTAAGGATTGCCCCCATTGTGCTAGTAAAACCGTTTTTACCAGCATAAACTGCATCTTCACCGTTTGTTAAAAAACTAGTATTACTAGCTGAAATTCTAAATATAGGCATTAGATTATCCTATTTGCTCTGAACCACCGATTTCTGAAAAGACTTCAATAGAGCCGTAAACAATACCGGTAGTTACGGGAATATCATAGTTTGTAGAGTCGGAAGTTACAGAGATTAAAAGATTATAGTTAATTAGTCCTTCGTTAGTTTTTGAAGGTATAGAGCGAAGAGCCAGAATAGGGACAGGCGGTGTAGTATAGTTTAGAGTGCTCTTTCTAGGTGTTCTAACTGTTTTAGCAGCACTATCTACATTAGCTAAAAGAGCCGAATTATACTCTGTGGCCGTAATTGCACAGATTCCAGACTCATTAAAATTAAGGGATTCTACTCTAAATAGTTTAGTGCTAGAATCTGAGTAGAGATTAGTAGGATTAATCTCTCCTAGCGCCCACAAATCTCCTCTAGAAGGAGCTGTAATTGCTGAAAATGCGGTATTAGCCGCAAAAAGTTTAGTGGCAGGGTTTAGCCTATTAACAATAGATAAGTCTAACACGTCAACTCCAGAACTGCTATTTCCTGTAGACAGCAAATTATAGGCTGTATTAGATACTAAATAATAATCTATTTTATTATCCTCTTGTCTGAATATCTTTAACACTAGAGGATTAGTATTAGATGTAAATACGTCTGCACTAATACTAGGACTAGTATAGTGTTCTAAAAAAACGTTGGACGTACCAGCAGTAGAATTACTAAAAACTTGGCCTCCATAGCCATAAGAGACTCCAGAAATTTGATGAGAGACTGCAACAATATCTCCAACTTCTAAGTCTGAAGCATCTGAAAAAGCGTTAAACTGTATTTTTCGCTTAAGCTGTCTTGAAGTATCTAAGTGATACTGAGCTAGTCTAAGTGCCTCACTACGTCTAGTGCAGCCCACCGCATCAATAGATACTCTATTAGTTTTTTCTAGCTCAGAAATTTCTGAACTATCTAACACTATTGACTCTTTTTGAAAGTGGTTTAAAAAGTCGATGTATGAAACTTCTACTCCGGTCGGTATATCTTCTGACCGAACACCTGATAGCTTAAAAGAACCAGCTTGAATATTAGTCTCGTTAAAGATTGCAACAGGTAAATTATCTGCCTTATCAACAATAAGACGAATCTTATTACCTGTGTTACTAAATACAGCTCTCATACTGCCTGCTAATGCTGTAATTAAGTCTAAAACAGTTGTAGTATCAGTAATACTAATGCCACATACAAAACGTCGTTCTTTTACAGGAGTACCTTCTGGTAATCCAATTAAGGCATCTTCTATATCTGAAGCATAGCCATTTGGCTTATAGCGAAAAGACCCGTCTGCAAAACCATCTACCCCCGTAAAATTACCTGAAAGAGGGTCTATAGCATCTACATACTGAGCTACATTATAGAAGTTATACTTGTCAATAGCAGATTCAGGAACTCCTAGTACGTCTACAAGAAGATGTCTAATAATCCAGACTCTGTTCTCAGTCCAGTCTTTTTTGTAAGTACCGTCCCAAATTCCATCATAAATATTAATATCTGGGTCATTAATAAGAACAGGTCCACGTTTTTGTGTGCGATAGCCGTTAATAGCCGCACTGTCCCCACCTGAGGCAGGAACCTCTATTTGACGCCAGTCAACCTCTCCAGAAGCTAAAATAGGTTGATTATAGTTCGATGGCACATCTACTATTAACCCTTTAATAAGCGAAGAGAAGTTAGGAATAATATCGGTACGAAAGTCAGTGGTTTTAATAGCGTAGCCAACAAGCGCGGTTTTAGGGTAGGAATAAATATCTTTTCGTATCTCGTCGAAACCAATAGTTTCAACCTCTGCAACAAAGCCTTCGTCTGCAACATCCTCCGACACTTTTAAAATAGAAACATTATACCCAGCACTAGAACGCTTATCTTCTGGAATTTTTAGTTCCAACTCTAGCGCCATTTCGTCAGTAACAATACTGTTAATTAAAAGACCGGCTCCCGCAATATAGTTATTTAAATCTGAGGTTTCATTTCTAGCGTGAATAAGTCCTACAAGAGATAGCTGCGCAGGCTCAGAACGTCCATCAAAATCTGAACGCAGTTCTAACACCTTAAACTTAATTCTAATAGAATCAAGAGGAGTTAGTCCTTCAGAAGTGTTAGTAGGGAAAAAAGTAATACTAGTAGCTGGCGGAGCATTTAAATTAAGAGAAGAAGAGATACCACTCTTTAGCACTACTGGACTAGCAAAGCGAACAGAAGTAACAATTTCTCCTGAAAAAGATGGCATAGGAGTTTGCGTTTCAGTACCTGTTGCATAACGTACGGCAAATACTTCAGGGCGTACGTTATTCTTAGTAAAATCAATTAAATCGTCAATATACTTATTGTCTATCTCAATATCTTGTGGACCATTAGGATTAATACGATAAATAGGTCCTTCTCCTAAGGCTAGTTGCATAAAGAGAATATCCGAGCTCTTAGAAGTGTTAGGGTTAGTACTAAACGACCCATCAAAAGTAGCTGTAATAGTAGACCCGAGTGACTCTATTGCACCCCCTGCAATATAAGGAACTAGTCTGCTACCAATCTTAAAATACTTTTTAATCATATATAGTCTGCCACCCGAATATTATCAATACCGCCACGTTGAATGTGTTTAATATACTGATTAATAACGGCCCCCGAAGTACGTACCATACCAAAATGAAGAGGAATATTAGTACCTATAGCATTCATAGAACCTAGACTTCCAAATCCTCGAGTGGGGTCTTCTGAGTTATCTAACGTCCCATTTTCTCTATTAGTACGACGCTGTGCCACATCAAACGCAATAGAAGCTTTGCCGTAGAGAACTGAATCTCTTATACGACGGTCAATGCCTTTGAGGGGCATCTCTTGATTACTTACCGGTAGCGAGGCTCCATAGAATACACTAAGATTGCCTAGACTATCAAAGGCAGTAGAAATTCCTCCTGAGATAGTAGGAATCATGTGTATATAGTTACTACGCGGGCTAAAATCTAGCTCAAAATCTCTAACATATCTATCACCATCAACTAGTGTTAGTTGAGAGTAGAGACGTTTACTGAGAAAAATGCCTCTAAAACGAGGTAATAGGTTGACGCAAGCAGAAATAACATCTCGGTAAGAGGTTACATCTATCTCAATACATTCAACTTGTATAAGTTTTTGTAAGATGCGACTAAAGGCTACAGTGACTTTCATTAAACTTCTCAAAACTTAACGAGTTAGATTCATTAAGCCAATAAATATAGACAGACCCGGCAAAGCCTACTAAAAACCGATATTCAGAAAAAACCGTACTCTCTAAATCTCGTTTACTCGGAATTGGGTCAGCACTTCCAGGATGAGAGTGAAAAAACCCCCAAATGTCGTTTTCATGCTGTAAAATTGAAAGCGGGTCTATAACAAAACTAGTTTTAGGGGTAGCACTAATATTTTTACACGGTATGTACTCAAAATCTTGAGTAATGATACCACAAGCTTCTCGAGGATACTCACTCATAGAGTGGTTGTGTAGTGCTTGTGATAACTCTTCAAACTTAGTTAGCGGCACCAGGAAAACCTCCAAAATTAACTGTATTACGACGTAGAGCGCAAGAGACTAAGGTCTTAGCACAGAGGTCTTGGTTAATACTACCAGTACTCGCATTGTTTAGAGTGAAGTACCCGTTAGCCTGTAGTGGCGGATTAGAGCCTACTATAGTACCAGTTCCAGTTGCTGGATATTTACATTCTGCACCTTTGTACTGAAAAGGGCAAGTATATGCAAAAAACTTACGTTTTGGCACAGAGTTTCTAAAGTACTGTAACCAGTTAGACATAGAAAAAGTGGCAGAGAGCTCATCTAGCTCTTGTAAATTAGTGATAGTAAAAATATGTTCTACGTAAGAACTACGGTCGGCATCCGGATTGAGAATCCAGACTTTAGAATTAGAGAGCAAATCGCCTAAATCAGTAGAATCAAAATAGAGAGTATTTCCATAAATGGAAACAATATTAGCAGTTAATGCGTTCGTATTAGCTGTAACGCTATCTCCTACTCGATAAGGTGCACTCGAATAGACTGTAGCAGAATTTGGAGTGCTGTTTTTGACAAGTGAATATTCAGGCCAGTAATCTAAGAATTTTGCATAGGTAAGTTTAATTTCCACAACAGCTTCGAGTAGGTCACGGGAGTCGCTCTTAAAAGACGTCCAGGTATCTCCGTGTGCAACTGTAGACTCATAGTCCCAGGCAGCATTTTCTCCTCGAACCAGAGAGACTGCTGCGTCATAGTGGACATTTGACGCAGCAGTGCGAGGGTCAATATTCTGTACCACTTCGCCGTTTACAAAAGCAATAGTAGCGTTAGAAGAATTATAGCCTGCAATACGAGCATTTTCTACTAGTGTAGCCATTGACCCGTCAAAGTTAGAAACCTTAAGAGTTGTCTCATTAATACGACCAGAACTATCCGCACTAATATCGTCACTCTGTAGAGCGGTTACTCGATACTCTACACCACCAAAAATAACATTATAGTTAAAATCACTATAGTTCTCACCGATAACTTCTGCAAACCGAATCGGAAAACCATATGGCCACGGATACCCGTCTCCGCTCTTAGTCGGATTACCTGCTGAGTTCTTGGGGTACCACTCACCGGGATAGTAGATAGAATAGAGTTTTACTAGTGGTGTTTGTTGAGAAGAATTCTTTTCCGCGATATAAGGAGAGTCGCTTATCGCTGAGATAGTCGAGTTAGCTGTTTCAACATAATTGACTAAATTAGAGGCGACAAAACTAGCTGCGTCAGTGTTACCTCTAACGGTTTGAACTAGTAACGAAGTTACATTGGCAGTGGGATAGGTAATACTGGTAACTGCTTCACTATTAGTATTTTGAAGTGCTAAAATAGGTAAGAATTGAATAGTGTTATTAGCGTTAATGCGATAGCTGTCTCGAGGAGAAACCAGTCCATTAGCATAAACAATAATACTATCCGCTAAACCTAACGGAGCAGGTAATGCAAATACGTTAGCACTACCTGTGACATTAGAAGAGTGGTCTATAAACACATTTACAGTACTCATTACTGCTGCATTACTAATAAGTCGTTCACCCGTTTGATACTCAACGTATATATTAGACATACGCACTTTAAGGTTTGAAGCCTCAATAGCGACAATCTCTGAGACTGCTCCCGAGGTGATACCAATAACAACATTGCCTCTAGTAAACGAAGAGGCATCTGCCAGCTGTAAAATATAGTCATAAGCGCGAGTAGACATTAGGAGAAGGTTTCCTGTAAAGAAAAGTTGACGTTATAGATGTCAGTTAAAATATTATCAGTTGCTACAATCTGAGTAATAGTAAGAGGTCCATCAAAACGTACAATTATACTACCACTCTGACCAGCATATGACAAGTCAAATTCAAATGCTTCGAACTGTCCTCCCCGACTATTGTAGAAATTTTCAATTGCCGCTTTATAGACGCCAGTAATATTTGTGTATGCAAAGGTAAACGAACGTTTACGACGGCGAGAGATTTGACGACGGCGTTCATAACCTATTTGTGAAGTGAAAGAAGCATTATCAAAACTAGAACTATACGAGTAGTTTCTGTCAGGCCGACGATTACTCATAGAATACGTAGTAGCATTGAGTGTAAATGTAGCATCAGAAGGAAAGGCAGGCATTATCGAATACTCCTAATTTGTTGACGGATAGGACCGTTGTTTCTAATATCTTCAAGAATAATGTCAAGTACAAGTTTACCGTTTTCACGACGAATTTGTGGGGTAGCAGAGACGTTCACTGGAGCACCATTGTTAGTAATGTTAACCTCTACGTTAGTCTCTCCACCGGTATCTCCAGTAGCATTAAGTTTATAGGCTGCATCTAGACCCATCTGATTTACCGCAGCCTTACGTAGTACAAATTCACCAGGCTCAAGAGCAGAGATTTCTGAGTCTCGTTGACCACGTACTAAGCCGCCTGAAGTATAAGTAGGAGCAGTACCTCGAGTACCACTTAACATATAAAAATCAACAAAGTCTTTATATGCGTTAGACGAGTTTAATTTGTTAATAGCCTGCTTCACAATATCTTTAGACATTAAAGTTCCTTTTATGTAAGAACTGGTGTCTCCTAAGAGTCTGTCTACAGAGTTAGTCATAGCCTGAGCAAATCTAGCCGGATATCCACTATTTTCAGCAGAAATGTCTCCGTGTTTATTACCCCCACCTCCAAAAGCTCTATAACCTGGATGATAACCGATATCTGGCCAATATCCAAGATTCATCTTATTTTGGTTATCTGCCCAGTTTCCCTCTACTCCTGCATAACCACTACCAAAATTTGCATCAATAAAGTTTCTATCGGAGTAACGAGTTGGGGTTCTATCCCATTGGCTATATCGTTTATCTTGTCCATATTTACTCCGGAGACCTTGAACAGGAGTAGCCTTTCTAGCTACAAACATTTCGTTTAAGGCTAACATAACCGCTGCCTGAGAATTTTGAAGACCGCTTATCTCTGCGGCATCAAAGAGTGCGTTCTGTGATAGAGATACTGGGTTTACATCTACACTTTCTTTCTTAACTAAAGAAAAAGGATTAGATGGCTTAGCAGTAAATTCATACATTTCGGGATGCCCAAAATTATTTTTAACTGAATAACTTCGTACTGCATAAGCATCTTGGGCAATTTTAGGACCATAAGTATTCCATAGTAGATCTGCTTCTTGTTCAGCAAAAAATCGACCAAGAGCTCCACCATCTTTATTATAAAATTCTCTAAGACCCGTACGTGGGTTTCTAGTTCCACTGCCGCCAAGTCTTTTTAATAGCATCATCTCTTCTGGCGTAATATGCGCGGCTCTAGCATCCCCTCTGCGTCCAAGAGAAGAGATAGCAAAATCTAAATCACCACTCTGATTTAATATATTTAAGAACTCGTGCCCTAAAGCACGAACACTAGAAGCTTTAAGAACATACTCTCCTTTAGAAAGGCTAGCCGGAATAGAGTCAGAAGTAGAGGTACCTGGGCCGTCTACTAGTCCACCCTCCGCATAAGCTGTTTTGTTATATCTAAGTGAGACTCCTCCAGGAGCTAAAGCAGGGAATTGATTACGATAATCATATAATCCTTTTAGGTATGTAGTATCATTAGTACCGAGGTTCATAGTAGTACCAGAGGGTACAGTAGCAGTCACTGAAATATTTTTGGCGCTTAATCCAGTCCAAGCATTTTGTAGATCTGTCGCAATCTTATTTATTTGAGTTTGTAATGCAGATATTCCTGTAGTTCCTGTTAAAGAATTAATAGTAGTTTGCAGAGAAGAAAATCTGTCGGTAAGGTTTTTAACGCTTCCTGTAGTACCTGCTAAGTTAGCAATCTCAGTAGCTAGTTCTTGAGTATTAGTAATCTCTGTCGTAATATTAGCAAAAGCTCCAATTGCATTCTTGAACCCAGTTACTTTGTCTGTAGCTGATTGAGTAAATACTGCTACTAGTGCATCAAATACTGCTGTAGCATTAGAGAGATTAACATTACCTAGCGATGTGTTGATTGATGTGCTCACTCCATCAATTCTAGTTGTAGCCTGATTTAAGTTAGTTGCAAGGTTTATAGCGGCAAGTCTAGCATTTAAATCTGTGTTAACCGTATCAATACGAGTTCTTGCTTGCGAGAGATTAGTTTCAACCGCGATTGCAGCTAGTCTAGCGTTTAAATCTGTATTAACTTTTGCAATAGCAGATTTAGCAGTTTCCAAATCTGTAGAGATGCTAATGCCTTTTAAGACGGCATTTAAATCAGTATTAACCGCGCTAATATTAGATTTGGCACTAGCGAGGTTTACACTCAGAGAAATTTTACCTAGTTCTACGTTAATACCCGTAATACTGGCAATTTCAGAAATTACATTGGAAGTTTCTGCGGATAGGCTGACATTGCCAAGTGCTGTATTTACTTCTGAATTATAGTCTGTAATCTCCTTGATAGCAGAGTTAGTTCCTGAGGTTAGATCAATACCGTTTAGAGTTGTATTAATCGAATTAATAGAGGTAGTAATCGCACCTGTAGCCGAGTTAGTAGCAGTAACTAGGTTAACTCCGTTTAGCACAGACTGTATTGCTATAATAGCTGCATTTATCTCTTCTACAGTAGAAGCAGTAGCCTCTACAAGAGTTACGTCATTTAAAGTAGAATTAATTGCAGAGATAACAGCTGTAATAGCACCTGTTACTGTTTCGGTTGAAGTAACTAGCGTTGCATCATTAAGAGTAGAATCAATTGCAGAAATAGCAGCTTTAATAGCTTCAACTGTAGAGGCAGAGGCGTCTACTAGAGTTACGTCTGTTAGAGTAGAGTCTATTGCTTCAATAGCAGCTAAAATAGTGCCAACCGCTGAGTCTGTAGCCGAGACTAGAGTAACTCCCTCTAGAGAGGAATTGATAGCCGTTTGCACAGCCTCAATTTTATCTACTACACTACTGGTTGAATCGACTAGTGTAATATTACTAAGTGCAGAATTAACTGCTACATTATAAGCAGTTACTTTTTCTACCACTGCATTAGTCGTAATAACGAAATTTACGTTGTCCAGAGCAGAGTTTAAATCAACAGAGATAGCCGTTATATCGTCTACTACACTGTTTAGTGCTACCGCAAAATCTACATTTTCTAGAGTAGAATTTACTGATGTATTAACAGCATTAATCTCGCCTACTGCACTTTCAGTGGCTGTTACAAGTGCCACATTACTCAGAGCAGAGTTTACGGCAGTATTATAAGCATTAATTTTTTCTACTACCGAATCTGTCGAGACAACAAAGTCAACGTCGTCTAGAGTAGAATTAAGAGTGCCTGTTACCGCATTAATCTCTCTTACTGCACTGCTGAGTGAAGAAACAAAAATAACATCACTGAGGCTGCTATTAATATCTTCATTAACAGCAGAAATTTCACCAATAACACTATCTAAGTTAGTGCTATAAGTTACTTCGGAGAGTGCAGAATTAATATTAGTATTAACTAGTGTAATTTCGTTAATAGCACTATCTAGAGAAGTAGAGTAGCTAACCTCGCTTAAAGTTGAGTTAATATTAGTATTTACAAGTGAAATTTCATCTACTGCACTTGAGAGAGTAGTAACAAAGTCTACTCTTTCTAGAGTCGAATTAACAGAGCTGTTGACAAGATTAATCTCGTCAACGGCACTTTGAAGCGAAGAGACAAAACTCACATCAGATAAATTAGAATTTACAAGGTCATTAACAGAGTTAATTTCACCTACAACACTCTCTGTAGCCGTTACAAAAGATACATCGAACAGAGTGGAGTTAGTAGTTTCTGCTAGTGTATTAATCTTATCAACAGTAGAATTAGTTACTTCTACAAAATCAATATCTGCTAGTGTAGAATCAATAGTAGAAACTACTGTAGTAAGTTTACCAACTGTAGAATCAGTAACAGAGGTTAAATCAATACTGCTAAGAGTAGATTCAATTGCAATAGCTAGAGCATTAAATTCTCCAATAGCCGAATCTGTTACTGAAACTAAGCTAATATCTTCAAGTGTTGATTTAATAGCAACAACTGCTATCTCAAACTTTTCTACAGTAGACTCAGTTACTTCTACAAGGTCGATATTTGCGAGCGTAGACTCCATAGCGGTAATAGTGGCCTTGAGCTTAGAAACGGTAGAATTAGTCACTTCTACGAGGTCAATAGTGTTAAGAGTAGAGACAATAGCTTCTACAACAGCGTTAAATTTATTAACTGTTGACTCAGAAATTTCTACAAGGTCAATTCCGTCAAGTACTGATTGTAGTGCTAATATTGATACTTCAATCTTACCTACAGCAGAATTAGTGACATCTGTAAGGTCAATACGTTCTAGTACGCTATTGATTGCCTCTATTGTATTAGTAATAGCACCTACCGCAACATCTTCGGCATCAGAAAATGCAATATTACTTAGAGTAGAGTTGATAGCAGTAATAGTTTCAGATAGTTTACCAACTGCAGAGTCTGTCGCAGTGCCTAGACTGAGGCCTTCTAGCGTAGAGTTCAAAGTCGTAACCGTAGTATTAATAGCTTCTACCATAACGGCGGTAGAGGTAGTAAGATCTACCTCACCAATAGTACTATTTAGTAGCGTAACGTTAGTAGTGATAGTGTCTATCATACTAGAGGTAGCAGTAGTCAGGTTTACACCCAATAGAGTTGCAATCACAGTCTCTGCTGACGTGGTAATAGCTGCTACTGCACTATCTGTACCACTAGTAAGGTCAACTCCAGATAACGTCTCAATTACTGTATCTGCTGACGTAGTAATAGCTGCAATAGCACTCTCAGTACCAAGAGTAAGGTCAACTCCAGATAACGTCTCAATTACGGTATCTGCTGACGTAGTAATAGCTGCCACCGCACTATCTGTACCCAGAGTGAGGTCTACACCTGTAAGAGTACTATTGAGTGTTTCAACGCTAGCATCGATAGCTGCAACCATTGCTGAAGTAGAGTCAGTGAGGTCTACGCCAGAAAGAGCAGTATCAAGAGTTGTTACGGTAGTATCAATAGCAGAAACCATTGCAGAGGTAGAAGTAGTAAGGTCAACTCCAGTAAGTGTACTATCAATAGTGCCGACCGCAGAAGTAATTGCTTCATTCATAGCAGTAGCAGAGACTGAGATGTCAACTGCAGAAATAGTGCTATTAATCAAATCAACATTTGTAGTAATATTATCTACCATTGTACTAGCAGACACGCCTAAATCAATAGTGCCAATAGTGCTATTTACAATTTCTACTGCAGTAACAATATTATCTTTCGCATTTTGAGCTGACACCTCAAAATTAATCTCATTTAAGAGGGCATCTACAATTGTTACAGAAGAATAGAGAGAGTCCATTGCTTCTGCGGCGTCTAATAGGATACTGAGGCTACCACCTTCATCTAAAACCGCATTTAAGTTGCCGATGCCTTCAGCATAGAGGCTTATAGTATCGGGAGCTGTATCACTAAGGTTAGCTCCAACAATACTGAGTCCAACGTATCCAGCAGTAAGCTTTTCTAAATCAGTACCGACTGCAGTCACAAAACTACCAAAAGTAGTTTCCGCAGTCTGAATAGTAATATCTAAGAAGTTTCCAGCATTAGAGAGTGTTTCAATTGCCTGAGAAATATTCATTAGGTTAGTATTAAAATTCTGTAGAGGTCCGCCGGGAGCTGTTAAGACATCAAAGCCTTGATTCTTAATTGTATCGAGTAGTGTCTCTTTAAATTGGAAGAATACTCCACCGGGCCCATAAAACTGAGCTAAACCTTCTGTTTCTAAGTACTTAACAATGTCTGTACTAAACTGTTGGAACTTATCAGTTAGTGAAACACTCACAGTTTCTAGACCTGTAAAGGCTTCATCTACAGGCTCAAAGAAACCTGATACTTGTAGCGCAAGAGCTTGTAGCTGGTCAAAGGCTTCTACGGCTTGAGCAGTAGCTTCTCCAATTTTAGCGTTACGAGCAGCTTCTTCTAAGTTAGCAAAAATAATTTCAGCGTTCCCGGCAGCAGCCTTAATAAATGCACTCTGCAGCGCGGCACCAGATTCTCCACCAATAGCTTCTAAAGTAGAAGTTAAATTATCTAAATCTTTATTATAGCTAGCTAGGGCATCTTTTACGCGGGTTACTGCTGATTCTTCATCAAAACGAATTTGATTTAAATTAAAGTTAGACTCTGCTAATAGCGCAGTAATATCTCGCAAATCATTTTGGGCAGAGATAAAACTAGTAGTAGCGTCTTGTGTCTTCTTAATAATTTCACTCTCTTTACGGCGAGTATCTACTAAACTATCATCTAAAGTTGCGAGCGTTGCTTCTACAAAAGAGAGGTCCTCCAGCGCTTTAGTTCGAGTACCTAATAAGTCTTCATACTCACTCTCTATAGCCACTACTGAACTAATCTCTCTTTTTAACGCTCCTTGTTTAGAAGTAAGTTCTGAGAGTTGTAAAAATCCACTAAAATCTAAGTTATCCGCAGAAATTAAAGAAGCAATTTCTGCTTCTACAGAAGAAAGCTCTCTCCGTAGAGTTTCTACAGATTTACCACTAAGTTTATTGCTGCGTTCAAATTCTTTTATAGCACGTGATGCAGTTTCAAAAGCGTCTTTAGCAGTATCACGTAGATCAAAAAGCTCATTACCAGATTCTGCTACTGAAGCTAGAGTATCATCATAGATGCCTAGTATCTCTGATGTTTTACTAGAGATATTATTTGTGAGAGAAATAATCTGGCTGCCGAGTTCCTGAATCGTACTTATAACTGTATCTTTTGACTGATTAAAGGCTCCAGAGATTTGAGAGATAGTAGATTGGTACTCTTTAGACAGTTCGGTAAGAGTTTCTAAATATTGCTCTGTAGTCGTAATTACTTGTTCTATACCATATGCGTACTGTTCAGCAGTTAGAGTACCAGCATCAAATTCACTATTTAGAAGAGCTACCGAACTGCTTAAATTACTAGCGATATTCTCACCTGTAGCAATCTCATTTAGTGCGTCATTTAGTTCAATAGTAAAAGAGGTTATTTCCGTCTGACCTAAGTTTTTAGCTAGAGTATCTATATCAACTCCAATACCTAGTAATCCGTTTACTCTAAATAAGTTAAACTGACCTGTAATATCGGCTATTGTTTTACTTAAACGACGCCCTGTATTAATTAGAGAAGCAACAGCTTTTTGTGAACCTACGACTCTAAGATACTCTAGCTGAGTTTGCGCTAAATTATTAATAGAATCTGAGAATTGATCAGTAGAAATAACAGCCTCTAGTTGAGCTTCTGACAGGCTACGAATGTAAGCATCTAGTTCAATATCTACTAGTTCCGCTGCAGCAGTAATGTTGCTTCGTGCTTGTGTGAGTAAGGCAGGGTCTATTTCTAAACCTTTTTGGATTGCATCATTAATTCCGTCTACAATACCCCGTAAGTCAGAAATTCTCTGTACACTATTATCTAGAATACCTTCAAGTTCAAATACAGCAGCTTTAGCTGGATTTTTAAGTACTTCAAGAGTTTGAGCTAGGGACTCCGCTGTTGTCTGAATAGCGTCAGTCAGCTGGGTATTAATAGAAGTCTCAATGATAGTTCCGATGTTATCAAATCCTGCTACAGTAAGCATATCGATAGAAGCAGTAGCTTTGGCTATAATATCAGTAACCAGTAAGAATCCAGCATTAAGCTCACTCTGTGCTTCAGTTAATGACTTAATCTCTGTCACTCCATTACGGGTAACACGAGCAAGTCCTAGTTGCGCAAGAGCATTGGCTTGAACAGCTGCTAAGGCTGCTTCATACTCAGTAGAAGAAGCCCCAAATGTTTTTTCGGTACCTGCTAAGAATTCTCTATAGTACTGAGCGAGCACAATTGAATTTTGTTGCGCGGCAGCATTTATTAAGTTAAATGCTTGTGTAATGCTTGTGGCCGGACCTTGTAATTTAGATAAAGTATCATTAAATTCTGTAGCAAACTGAATTGCCTCTTCAAAACGCTTTACGGTTTTTTCTGCTACATCACTAAGCTCAGCAAAACGGTCTGCAGCATTTTGAATAGTCTCGCGATTAGGCGTAAGAGCGTCTACTACCAGACTTCTAAAAGTTACAAGACCTGCTTCATCTCGTTCAACTCGTACTCCTTTAAAAAAGGCGTCTACGAAGAATTGACCAGCTTCCTGAACTGTACCCCCGCTAAAAGTCTCTTTAAGCCCGTCTGCAAATTCAAGAGTAGCATTAGAAATACCTTTTTTATAAAAATCAATTCCAGTTTTTACTGTATCAGCAAAACTAATTCCTGCCTGTTTTAAAGAAGTAACTACCCCCATTAGTGCTTGCTCAGGAATAGAGGCGAGTGCTTTTGGGTCAATTTTTTTACCTGACATTGAGGTAGTTTCAAATCCCTCAGCAGTTAGCACGCCTGTCGCCTGACCGCGAGGTTTAGTGGCGAATAGGTTGCCGAGTAGTGCACCAATTACAACTCCAAAAACTGGAATTGCTGCTGTAAACACACTACCTAAAGCAGAGGCAGCTGCACTACCAAAAGCACCACCCCCTAATGCTGTAGTAACTCCAGTAGAAATAGCCGAACCAATAGTGGTGCTGGCTAAGAAACCTGCAATTTGAGTCTTAAAGACCGTTCCCACTATTCCTCCGATAGCGCCTCCAATTCCGCTAGCAACCCCATCTGTGCCAAGAGCAACACCTATTGCTTTGCCAAGATTATATCCGCTCATAGCAGAACTAATCACAGTAGAAGCGGTGTTTAACAAAGCACTAGCCGCTAGCAGTTCTGTAGCTTCTTCAGTCTGACCGGCAGCTTCCGCCACTGCAGCCTTACCAGAAGCTGCTGCGGCAGCCTCTGTCACCGCCGTTTTTAGCGTATTTGCTAGAGGAGTGAACACACTGCCAAGATTTGTAACACTTACTTCAGTAGGTTTAGCACCAGCAGGCCCACCGCCTCCAGCAGCATTACCTAAGTTACGTAGACTATCAGCAAGCATATTTATTTGCCCGGTCACTGCCTGTGCAACAGCGCCGAGTATCTCTTGCGTAGCAGCAAGTTTATTCTCAAGCTTAATGCGAGATTCTGTAGCATCAGCTAGGGCTTGTTGTAGAGAGGTTTGCATCTCTTCTAAAGAAGTAACCTGTTTTCCTAGTGCTAGACTATTGCGATTGGCATCAGCAAGTTCGAGAATAATGCGTTTCTGTGCTAGTAAGTTATCTACATACTCTTTACCAGATGCCGCGATTTCTTCGTTTTGACGACCTAGAGCGACTAAGTAGGAGTTTTGGCTCTCTAATAGGGTATTAGTTGCGTCAATAAGCTTCTCACGAAGTGAGACTTCGAGTTCTAAACTAGAGTTAAGCTCACTTTGGGCAGCACTAAGCCGCTCACTAGTGCTGGCGAGCACACTAGTGATGAACTCTTCATTTTGACGAGCCTGAATAATCTTTCCTTCAAAGATGCCGGTAACAAGCTGATTGACGAAGTCAAATACCTGGGAGAGGGTTTTAGAAAAATCTTGTAAAAACTGAGCTAATGCTTCTCTACGTTCCTTAGCTTCTTCATTAGCAGCGTCTGCAATATCATTTAGACGCTGTTGGGCGACAAGGTCGCCTAGCTCGGCTGCACGAAGTAATGCAGCGTATTCTGCTACATATCTAGCAGTAGCAACGTCTTGTTCAAGACGTATTAACTCTAGACTACGCTCAGTTGCAGTAGTTTCAGCCTGTATACGAGCTTTTTCACCTTCTATAATTTTGCTTGTAGTCTCTCCAGCTAAAATAATAAAATCAGTAGTTATATCTCTGAGAGTAGTAGAGATAGCGGTAGTTGTAATAGAAGCAGGAGCAGTAGTTACTGCCCCAGCTTGACCAGAAAACGTTCCGGTTAGGGCTTGTCTGATTGCCGTAGCAAAAACAGTTGCACCATTTTGAAAAGTAGTAGCAAAATTTTGTGCTACAGCATTACCGGCATTGACAAAATCATCAATCAATTTCATATTAACTTTGTCAGAATCTTTAATAAAAGTATCATAGGCTTGAACAATAGTGCTAACGTAAGCTACATCTTGCGTAATTTTATCAATCTGTGCCTGAGCTTCATCTCTGATAGCTTGTTTACGTGCTTCCGACTCAAGTTTTAGAATAGTTTTTCTATCGTCAATGTTATTTAATTCAGCTTCAAACGCAGTTTGTAAAGCTGCTTGACGTTCTTGAATAATTTTTCTCTCAATAGCAGCTACTTGGTTAGCTGCGTTAACTGGAGAAAGTTGCTTTAAGTCAGCTCTAGCCTCAATAATTTCTATCTCAGACTCAAAGCGAGCAATACGAGCGTCAGACTGTATCTCAGAAATTTGTTGTCTCAAGTTTCTCTGATCAATCTCAAACTGTATTGCAAGAACTTGCTCTTTAGAAACTAGTTCTTTAAGGTCAGCGTCAATTTTTTTAATAATAGCTTTATACTCTTGTTCAGCAGCCCCTATAAACTTAGGTAGGTTGTTAACAGCTTCTTGCGTTAAACCTTGAATAGCTTCTAAAGCTTGCTCATATAAAGCTAGTTGAGTGATGGTTGCCTGGCTTTGTAAATTTATGCTAGCCGTAGCTGCACTATCAATATTATCTCTAACAACGCCTAGGCCGCTACCTGTTACAGCAATAGTTGATCCTAATTTTTCTGCAGCGGCTTGCAAATTAGCTAGTTCTGTATTAGCTACCATTGCCTCACGTCCGGCTGGACCTTCTATCATACTCAGATTAGTGCCTTCTGTCAGAATTCTAGTGACAAGCTCCGCCTCTAGCCCTATCTCTCTTAGGGCTGCCGCATTCTTTCTGTATGTTTCTAATTCCTTATCAAAAGTGGCACCTAAGTTTGCACTTATTTGAGTAATAAAACCACTTAAATAATCTACTTGATTTACAAAAGACTGCAGGTCGTTTTCAGCACGCTCAGTAATAAACTCTAACTCAAAAGCAAGAGGATTCTTTTTATCTTTTGTGAATGAGCGTAAAAACTCAGAAATTGTGAGTTGATTTTTTAAAGTTTGCTCTTGTTTTTTAAGTTGTTCAGTAATTTGTTGTTGTGCAAGAACTGTATCCTTTGCGGTTTGTAGTATATCCTGTAAGTTAATTCCATTATCTAGTAAAAGATCTCTTTCTTCTACTGTTAAACTATTAATCAGTTTTTCTGTAGCAAAATACTCTTGACGAGCTATAGTCTGTGCTGATACAATAGCTGCAAAGCCAATTTCATATTGCTCAAGAGTAAGACTACCTGTCTTAAGCCCTTCATTAAGATTTTTTTGTGTAAATACAACACGAGCTAAGGCTTGATTAAGCGTGTTACTTGCGTTTATAGCCGGCAGTATTCTCTCTTCTAACGTAGGTAACACAGCAAGTGCCTTTTGTATATCTAAAATAGGGATAGTTACTGAGCTAAATAGTTTTCCTAAAGCTTTTGATAACGTGTCTTCACTATCTTGAAGAACTTGTAGTATAGTTTTGCTAGAGTCTCGTGCACTTTCTACTTGGGCTGCTTCAATAGTCTTAAGAATCTCAAGATTAGTAGCGTTTTGCAATGCTTTAAACTGCTCTGGTTCATAAAAGTCTTCTCCAAAACCCTGTCTAATATTAGTTAATGTTTCTAATAATTTTGCTTCTGCTGAAAGTGCTGCTTCAACAAGTGATTCTCGTAGCTGATTCGTCAAAGTATTAACATCAATGAATGTAAATTCTAACGTTTTTCCCTGTAAGCTGGCAATAGCTGTTTGAATATAGTCTATCTGAGATACTACGGGCGCAAAATCAAACTGCTTAACTACTAAATCAGCAGTCTGTCCGGTAGCCTCCATAAGCTGAGATACTGCTTCAATATTTTTAAAATACTTACCGCTTGCAAGTAGTAGTTCTTGCTGTGTGCGAAGTACTATTCTAGCTCTAGGATCAAGTCTTGCGGCTTCCGCATAACGCTCATCTAATTTTGTTAAGCCTTGCACTAGAATATTTTGAACATCGGCGTCATAACCTGATAAAACTCTAGAAAACTGAGCTCTAATTCTTTGAGCTACTGGGCTGTTCTGATCAAACTCATCAGCAAAAAGAGTAGAATCAATCCAGGCACCAATAGCAGCACCCGCTGCAACAGTAAACCCTCTTGCAAATGTACCACCTAAAATTGCTGCTGCAGGTCCAATTCCAGGAACTAAACCAATTAAAAAAGGTAAAAAAGAAGCAATAGTCCCGCCAATAAAACCACCACGTCCTACTAACGAATCTGCAAAAGTACGCTGAGAACCTGTTGCCACATCTGAAATAATAGAGTTTACTTCGTTAACTAAATCTTCTTTAGTTTTTTCAACTTCTACTTCAAAAAATAAAAATTTCTTTTTAAAGGTAAACTTATCTGTATTACGTAGCGCTGCATCAGTTTTTTCCAACTCTGCAAGAGCCCCAACCGTTACTCCTTTAAACACTTTTTTTGCTTTTGCTTCTTGCTGATTAGAAAAAAATTGTTTAACAGTAGCACCTAGATCTGATATAAAAGCATTAAATTCTTCGCCTTTGCCAAGCGCGTTAGCAATAGCTCCACCTAACAGAGTGAATAAGCTGCCTAGAAATAAAATGCTGCTACCTATGCCTACTATTCCTCTAAATAAGGCACCAAAACCGGTTATTGCGCTAGTTGTAAGAGCAACAAATCCTGCAGTAACAGCTGCTATTCTAGCTCCTACTCCTGTTAGAGCTGGGCCTAGAGCATTTAGAGCTGTAATATTACGACCAATAGCTACACTATTAGCTTGGACTTGGGCACTAGCAGCAGCATACGCAGCGGCATTAGAAGCTAGTGCTCTATCTGCACGACGTAATGCAGCATTAGCTTGATTAATAGCAGTAGTTCTAGCTATAAACTCAGGTGTGCCAAAGCCACCACCTTGTGGTAAGGCTCTTGCTCGCGCCTGTTCTGCTAAGGCAGCACGACGAGCGTTAACAGCAGCACGCTGAGCATCAATAGCTGTTTGTGCATTAGCTCTAAATGCATCTCGTTCTGCTCTAAGTGCTGTGATATTCTGACCAATTAATTTGCGTGATTCTTTTAGCTCAAGAGTATTTAGTTTTCTACTTTGAGAGGCATCAATTAGTCCTTTTAGCTGAGTAGCCTGAGTTCCAGTAAGTTTAATTTGAGAAGCTGTTAATGCTTTTATAGAATCATTAGCCTTATTAGCAGCAGCTGCAGTGAGTGTAAAAGCGCGTATTATTTTTTCTGTTGTAGCTCCTGCTTTTACAACTCTCTCATTAAAAGAGGTAAAAGCAGCAGTTAATAGTGTAACAGCCTTGCCGGCTACTAAGCTAGCTGCAATACCTACAGCCGCAAAGGCTAATGCAACATTGTTAGTTAGGTAGGCTGCTAGAGGAGCTAACCGATCTGCAACAAATGATCCAATCTGAGTAGCAATATTAAGTACCGTAGAACCAAAAGCCTCTAGCTGTTCTGCCGAAGTTGGGATTGTGGTGTTGATCGCGCTGAACTTGCGTCTACCTTCTTCTATTACCGCATTAGCAAAAGCTTGACGACGTTCATACTCGGTGAGTTCTGTGCGTGCTTTTCCAATAGCAGCTGCATAGGCACGAGTTGCAGGCTCAATTTTAGTATATATACCAAGTTCGTCTAAGAGTTCAGTTTCTAGCTTAGCAGAACCTCTAACAACACGAATATAAGCGTCATTCAAGTCTCTGCCTAGAGCACGAGAAGCTTTAGTAGCTACTTCTGCTAGCCCTTCAATTTGTTGAGTGTTAAAACCAGCACTTAAAGATAAGTTAGCTTGCTGCGCTGCTTCTGTAAGAGTGATTTGTCCTTTAGTAATTTCTTGAATTGAACTTAAAATAGCTTTTCCGCTCTGACCAGAAACAGCAGCTAAGCTTCCAAGACCCTCAAGTGTTTGAGCAGCTCTTGCACTTCGTGCAAGAGCATCGAATGCTTGCTGTAACGCAAAAGTGGTAGCAGCAGCGCCCGCATAAGCAGCAACTAAACCGCCCAAGCCAGAAGCTTGTGCTGAAAAAGCACGACCCGCGCTAGCACTTGATTGTCCTAGGCGGGTGATGCTTCTATTAACGTTATTAGCGTCTCGTACAGTACTATCAGCATTTAAAGAGTTAAATATAGTAGTAATAATATTTCTAATAGTAGCCAAGCTATCTTCTCACTTTTGCCTTATTTTTAGACACTGCTTCTCGCATTTTACTTTGCTGTCGATAGTGTTCTTCAAACACACCGTGTGCAACAAGTACTAAGTCAAAAACTTCGCGTCTATCTTCAACTTCATAAATATTCATAAAGGTTTCTAAACAAGAGTAGTCTTTACCTAACCAGGTACCGTTCATACCTTCTATAGAATCAGGTAATAGATTAAATAGTATAACAGCTAACTGGCTAGTATGTGGGAGAGAGCCAAGTTCTTTAGGAAGTTCATCATCTCTTGGCTCCCAACCCATTTCTTCGCACATTAAATAGTATTGCTCTTGAGTCATTCCTCCGCCATGAAGCTGATTACGGAGGAAATCTTTTAGTTTTTTGCGTCGTCCTCTTTACGGTCCTGCTCAAAGTTATCAAAATCGTTTAGAGTGTCAGTAATAAACTGGTCAAACAGAGTTGAACTTTTAAGTAGGTCTAGTGCATCTTCTGCGCTATAAGGAATCTCTTGCTTTGCGTCCATTTTAGACATATCAACAGGAATAAGCTGACCTAAGCCTTTTACCGTTAACCCAGACCATCCTTTAATAACTGCATCAGCATAGGCTTCTAAGAATTTATCGTTATCTACTTCTTCTTCTCGCTGACGAGTACGTTTGTTGAACTTATATACTAGAGCGCTATTTCTAATTTTAATTAGGCGGTCACGACCCACATAGCATACTCTAACTTTAAAACCATCAATATCAGGGAAATCAACTTCACTGATTTTTTCGGTTACCATTAGATTTTTAATTAGACTCATTTTTTCCTCTCATTTCTTTAAAAAAAGGGTAGCTACCATATCCAACGTGCTATTAGTGAGGGGATATCTAATAGCTTGTTGAGGTAGCTACCCATCTAGATTATTATAAACTGCGCCCCCTCAAGCGCAGTTTATTTTTATTAGGACGCAGCAGAAACAAACATGGTTAGCTCACTACCAGTACCTCTTGAAGCAGTTGGTTCTTGAGCTAGGAATTCTACTGAGATACCAATAATATCTTCTACTGTGTGTGTTGGGAAGTTAAATTGTACAGCGGGCATAAATGCTGCAACAAAAGGAGCAGAAGCACCTCCAATCTTTAGGTTAGCATTACTTACTTGAGCAATACTAGTTCTAGTATCGTTAACGATATTACGTAGGAATTGGGCACTTTCCTGGTCCCCTGCGCGGAGATATGCAGTAAAGTTTCCAGTAATAGTTCTAGAACCTGTAAACTGTCCAATTGGGGAGTTTAGAGCAGCAAGCTCTTCAGGAGTCAAATAGGTAAGAGCGTTTGAATATGTAAATCCAAGTCCAGTTACTGGGAACGTATAGGTATTTCCAGAAGCTCCTGCAGCAGCATGCTGTACTTCAATAGCACTTAGGCGATTTTGAATAAACGCACTAGTTGTAAGAGACCCTGCTACATTATAGCTGGCATATGCGTGATATCCTGCAGCAGCAGTATTAGCGTCTGTATGCGAGTTTCCAGTTACAGAGCTACCGTCATTTAGCACTCCTCCAATAACCGAAATAATTTCATTGCGATTAGTTCCAGTAAGTTCGATGAAGTTAGTTCCAAAACCGCTCCAGCTAGTAGTTGCAATAGAGTCAATCGCGGCATCGATCGATGCTTCATTAACTGTTGCATTCTTTACCTGATATACAACGTTATCCATTTTGATATACATATGATACTCAGTAGCACGGGCAAAGTTAGAGGTGTGTGCAGCAGTGTTGCCAGCAACGGTACGAGCTCCTAGAGAAAATTGTCCATTAGGCTCCCAAACACTTCGTAGCTGCGAAGAAGCGCCTAGTCCAGTAGCCCAGGCAGTATTTGACATTAGAGCTTGCCATAGGAACCAATCAGCTAGAGGCTGAGAGTTACCAGACGGGTCAGAGCCTGCAGCCCCTGAAGTATTTCTGACTCCCGTAGGGCGTAAATACGTTTGGAAGTTCCATTCAGTGGGGTTGATAGCTGTGTTAAAACGCTGAGTACCGCGGTCAGGGCTTAATCCACTTTCTAGTGATGTAATATCCTGAGTTGCAGAAGATTGACTAGCTGCGTATCCAGCGAGAACCTCTACTCTCCAAGTGTTAGTAGGGGTAAAATCCTCGGCCTCTATGCCACTAGCGGTAACATCTAGTGTAGACATATAGACTTCAGAGTTTCTTTGAAGGTTTAGTGATGAAGGCATTTTAGCTTTCTCCTTTAAATTTTAAATATTTCAAAACGAGTACTAAGAAAAATCTCTGCCATACCGTACGGATGAAGCAATCCAGAATCTGTAAGTACTGTTAGTATATTAACGTCAAAAAGTTGTAAATCAGGAGTGGCTTTTAGATTATATATAATGTGTTCGACATCCAAAACCAAATCGTTAATTTGATTAACTGGGTCTTCTCCATATACATAACATCTTAAAGTGGATTCAACTCTTGACTCTGTGTTATTGTTAGTATTAAATTTTCTTATTTCTCGACCAGACGTAGCATAGATAGACGGAAAGTCATTTATTTCGTCTATATATTTTAAACCTCGGTAGACATTATCCCGTAAATCGGATTTAAAATTATACGCCGTAGCGTACGGAGAAGACCGCCCGTCTATTTGTCTTAATGCGTTTATTATTAGATTATTAATACGTGTTCTATTAGACATCTTTTTATTTCTTCTTACAGTATATCATGGGTATAGATGTTTGGCAAATTTTATTTTTTTAAAGTTCTATTCTTCTAGTTTGAGCTTGTTCTCTAAATTTCGATTGAATAACTGCTCTAATAGAGTCTTCCACTAGATTATCTACCTCGTAACCAGAACGTTCTAATCTTTGATAAAGTGGTTCGTAAAAATAGTCTACAGTACGTTGTTTGAAGTTAAAATAGGCTCTAATACTATTACGAAAAGTACCAGTTCGCTCATATATTTTCGGGGGTCTAGGTTTTCCTGCTCCTCTACGCATACGCTGTTTTACTTTAGATTTAACTAAAATGGTAACATCAATAATAGAAGGTTGTGTAGTATCTAAAACTCTTTTGGATTTAGAAGTATACTTAATAGAAGAGGTAGACATTGGGATACTACCTCCCGTATAAAAAGATATGGTAAGAGGTAAGTTATCAAAAGAAGTTTTAACTTTTTTAATAGACTTATCTCCTCTACTTAACTTATTCATCCCTGTTTGAAAATTTTCAACAGTTTTAGCGTTAATAGCAGCAGGAAGTTGTTGTAATTGGCTTAGAAGTTTGTTTTCATAAGTATCATTTAAGGAAGTAATAAATTTTTTCTTATCTTTTCTCCATCTAATATTAAAGAGTGTGGATTTAAACGCAGCCTCGCTAAAGATAAAATTATAAGCGGTTATAGGACTAGAAGGAGTATTTTGTACAAATATTTGTAAAAATTTGGATTTGTCATAAAAAATCTTTGATAGTTCTGGATTAGACTTAACTAAAGAGCTAATTTCAGCCCCGGTATAAGAACCGAGTAATTTTTCAATCTCTTCTCTATTATAAGAATCCGATAATTCGCTGGCTGCCTCCTCTTTTATTTGTTGAATAATACTACCAGTAACCTTAGAACTTCCTATCTCTGTTTTTGTTTTTGATCTAGGTTCTTCGGCCGAATCCCGTGGTTTAGTTCTTTTTAACTTAGCTTCTGCCTGTGTTAATTTAAATCCGCCTATTAAAAGTTCGTCAGAAAATTGAAAATCTGGAACCCCTTTTTTATTACTTCTACCTACAGAAGTAGCTCCTTGTATTGAAGCTAATGATGATTCTGTAGCATCAAATATTGCTTTTCTTTCTATGTCTGTTTTTTTTGGTTCTGAGTAAGCTTTAATATAATTCGCATATTGCTGAATTATAGTTTTATCTTCAATAATAGTACGCCAAGCTACAATATCATTTCTGTTAGACATTATTCAACTAACCTATAGAGATTTAGTATGCGGCGCACTTGAGGCGGAAAATCATCAATACCCAATTTGTAAGAGCTAGTTGTTTCACCCTGCATCGTAACTCTATCGCTACCTGATCTACCTTTGTATACTACTTTTATCATCTCAAGAGCCGCTAGTTTCAAATCAGAAGGTATAGTAGTATATCCCCCGTTATAGTATACTTTTATACCGTTAGGATAGTTATTAAACTTTAGAGGTCTGAAGAAGCTAAGTTTTGGAGTGCCACCACCATCTCCGGTATTAAAGCTAATCTCTCCAGTGGTGGAGTAGAAAGAATATTCGTTAACCCGCCTGGAAACATCTGTCATAGTAGTAGAGTTATCTGCCCCATCAAAACGCATTAGGAGTTTAGTATTCTCATTCTGACGAGTAGGATACGTTGGAGCTGTAAAATTAGCACTATACTCAGCAACATGACTAATTTTTAAGTCGTCTAAGTATCCAGTTAAGTAGTCTCCTAACACGCCTCGTCCGATATATAATCCGGAGTTAAAATTGGGAATAGAGTTTGCAGTAGCAAGGGTTGCCACACTAGTTCCGTTTCGATACAGCTTAATATTAGTAGCATCTCTAACTAGGGATAAATGGTAAAACTGGTTAGTGCTATATCCGGTATTTGCCCCTTGACGTGCTACTATAGTTTCTACTCCGTCAACAACTGTTAAAAATCTAAACCCTGTTGAATCAAAATCTATAGATAGCTCCCAATAATTATTTGCACTACCACTACTGAGTAGTGTCTGCGTATTAGCTAATACACTATCAAAACGTGCTTGCAGCTCAATAGTAAAAGGGTCTACTCCTAAATCCCAATCTGCATTAGAGTCAGTTAGTAAATAACTAGAGCCATTAAAACGAGCACTAGAACGATTAAACTTCTTAACACGGGTTTTTAGAACAGGGTTGCCATAGTTAGAGATAGTGTGAGACTGGCCCTCAACAATAATTGGTTCCCCATTTGTACCAGGACCGCCTAAAATCTGAAAATCCTTGCCATCAAAATGAGAGACTTCATCTACTCTATTAATAGGAGGATAAGAAACAAATACTGAGGAGATGCCTCCATCAAAATATTCTATATAGTTGTTTGACGCAAAAGTACGACCACAATAAGACTCAACTAATGAAGTAACTTGAGTGGCAATATTAGCTAATCGTCCGTCTTCATCAGTATTGATAGTTTTAATAACTAAAAAGTCTTTAATTTCGGCTAGATTAACTAAGTTCGCCATCTAATTTCTCCAAATTTTTTACAATAGAATGGGTAGTAAGTCTTATAGGTGAAGAATCTCTTGTACTTGCATGTTTTATCTCCCAGGCTAGTAATTGATTATAAAGGTCAGATTTTTCTTTATGAGCCTCAATATCGTCTAAAGTAAAATGATTATACGCTCCGTTAAAGGAATTTCCGGTGGCTAAATATTCCCTAAATTCATTCTCAAAAGTAATATATTGCCGACGAGCTATTTCAATTAACATCATTTTTGATTGGAAATCCATACTCTATGCCTTTCTTCTGCCATGACTCTAATTTATAAGGACTCTCTAGCTTATAAAAAATAGGACCTAAGTTATATGCCTGAGTTACTTTACTTACTAGTCCCGGTAAAGCTTCTAAATAAAATACAGAAGCCTCAGGAGTAAATTCTTTATTTTTTAAATCCTCTATTCGTATCCAGAAAAAGGTGCCTAAATAGCTATACTCTTCTCCTAGTGTAAAAGGTTTTAAGAAGTTTTTGCTTTTAATAATACACGAACCAAAGGTTTTATATCTTTTATCCTCAAAAGGAAATTTAGAAACCTGATCTAGAGTATAGTGGTATAATACGTCAGTCCACAAAGAAGTAGCTTTACCGTCTTCAGAATCTGGGTGATACAAGGTACCTTTAGAGTGGGAGTAATATAACAATCCTTCTGAAGTTTTTTCTAGCAGTAGAGGTAGGCTAACATTAAAAAAGTGACCTGCTTCTCTAAGTGAATAATTCTGAACAGTAATAACTTCATATCCTAGTTTAGTTAAAATAGAATACACTCGATCATAAATATCTGCTTCTGGAGTTACTTTTACTAGTGTAGCAATTTTAACCCCATTAAATAATGCTCGATATTTAGACGCGTAAGATACTACTTTAAATACACTAGGATGGTCTAAACAATGTATGTGACAAATATGGTGTTTTAACATGAAGTCCCTAAAAGCAAATAGGGGGAGGGCTGTGCCCTCCCCCTCCTATAACCCACTAGTTATAATAACCAGTATTATGAGCTAGCAGTAGTGATAAGCGCCGCATATGAATATTTAGTGCTTAAAGCAGCGTCAGCAACAGTTGTAAGGGCTTTGAAGTCCATACGAGTGCTGAGGTACATAGCAGTTACTTGCTGTTGGGGCAAGTATTCACTTTCTAGTTCCATTGCACGGCGTTCACCAATGATGAAGCCAGGCTTGTAAACTAGAATACCTAGGTTTGAATCAGCAGCTGAAGCAGTATCCATGAACTCAGAAATAAAGATTGGAATACCGTATACAGCACCAACACTACCAGTTAGGTAAGTTGCTTGTGCTCCGAACTTATCAACAGTCTGGAAGTCAGTGTTAGTTACAAGGTTATTGTAACCTTCTACCGAAGTAACATAAGCTAGGTTGCTTCCTAGAGCTAGACCGTACTTTCCTAGTTTAATGCGTGCACCAGCGATATCACCTGGGTCAGCCTTGTCGATAGTAGTTCCGGTTTTTGATAGAAGACCACCAACACCAGCAGCAAGTTCTACAACACCCTTAATAACAGAAGGATAAGCTCCAGCTGCAGTTAGAGTGTTTGAACTTGAGAAGGCGCTGAGAGCTCCGTTACCGCGTAGAAGAGCCTTATCAATACCGCGAGCTAGACGACGAGTAGCAGCTTGACGTAGGAAGTCAAGAAGTGGAAGAATTGTATCTTCTTCTTCGTCTTTTGCGATGTGAGTAGATACCATGAACTTCTTTGGGCTGAGAGTGACAGCGCCAATCTGAGCCTGACGTGAAGTTGGTACGGTAGTAGTGTCAGTTACGCCGGTGGCAAATGAGCCGCTTGGGAACTGAGCTACGAAGTCTGAAGTATCCTCATCTGCAACGGGGATACGGAAATCTTTTGAGCTTACTTCAATGCGATTAAACATTGGAGCAACTACTAGTTGTTGTTGCATTTCGTTATAGACGTTAGTGCTGAAAGCTTCGTTTAGGTTGCTATCAGTAAGAACGGCTTTCATGCGGTCACCAAGCTTAGTCTCGAAGACGTTCCACTTGTTGAGTGCTTTTGCAAGGAATACTGCATTAGTCTTGTCAATATCAGTGAATTGTGCTTGAGTACGGGCACTTTCTTGATAATGCATTTTACTAGTTTGAGCAGAATTAATTTGCTCGCGATAGGCTTTTAGCTGTCCGCGAAGTTCTGCTAGCTCTTCCATTACGCGAGTATCGGGAGCGCTGTTGGTTTCTTGTGCACGGTACTCAGCAGCTTCTGCTTTAAGTACGGCCTCACCCGCTTTTTCAACGAGTTGGGCTACACGAGGCTCTGATACATGAGCTGGCGCAGCTTTGGTAGTTACCTCAGCAGTAGAAGCTTTTGTATCAAGCTTAATTGGTTCACCTACGTTTTCAGTAGTCATAGTTTTTCTCTCCTCTAGAGTTTTGTGTATATTATGGCCATATACTTTTAACATAAGATCTCTGCTGCTCTCCTGCGGAAGACGCTTTAGAGTCTCAACAACCATACAGATTTTATTTGCTAAACTAAAGTGGGAATTATTCCACTCAGAATAGCTTAAACTTACAAGATTAATAGAGTCATTTAAGGCTCTTTGTAGTTTTTTGTTAGAAACAATCTCAGGATCAGCTTTTAATTGAATAAGGTCTAGTTCCTTAAGATTTATAATACTTTTAAACTTGCTAATAAGAACTACTTGCTCTTCCTCACTAAAAGTGTTGTCAGAGTTTACGTGTAGTGTAATATCAAATTCTGTTCCTAAGTCCCAGTAGTTTAACACAGTAATTTCTGTTGCAGGAATTGACAGTGTGTTTTCTCCGTTAGAACCATTTATATCGCACTGTACAAATTTAAAGATAGGATTCTCAGCAGTAGCTATTTGAGAAGTTATATATCTTTTGCCTTCAATTACAACATAAGTTTTAGTAGTAATTTTAGAAGTATCTTCACTTAGTAGGTTTACAAAAGGAATCTGCTTCATGGGATCTTCAGGAGTTGTTTCACGCTCTTCCGTAGGCTCACTAGTTTTAGTTTCCTCTGCCTGCTCTTCTACTGCAAACTTAGTTTTAAATTCCTCATAAGCGCTATCGTTTTCAAAGCTTTTGCGCACGGAAAATAGAGAGTTTTGATTTGCAGGAACGCTTACTACTGAAATTTCTAGCAGTTCTACATCTTTAATAAAAAACGTATCAGTACGCTTATCATAGTCTGCATCCTTAACTCTAAAGCCTACACTAAAACTCTTTAACACGCCATCAGAGATTAGAGTTTTGATTCCGTGTTGACGCTCAGCAGCTTCACTTACATTAGCTTCAACAAAAATACCTTTTTTATCTACTGTTACTGCGTTTACTCGACCAATAGGCTTTCCATGATCGTGTTGATATAGTAGGATAGGATTACGTCTAAAGTTATCAATTCCTTTAGTCCACGCTTCCGGTAGTACAATATCACCAGTTCTGTCTTTTTCACTAGTATTGGCATAACCCGCAATTTTAAATTGCTTGTCAGTAATGCCTTTTACTGTAATATCGTCAGTAGTGATAAAAAACTTTTTATCCATCTTTATTCGCTCCTCATTCTCGTAGGACGCTGTCAGCAGGTAATTCATCTACACTTTCGTTAGAAGGTCGACCACCTACATCTGGATTCACAGCACTTCCTGTTATGTTTTGGGGAAGTCTAATTATATTAGTTTCTGGAGTATCTAGTGTTTTAAATCCTAGTTTCGCTCGAGCTTCGTCAGGAGTAATGATTCCTGAGTTAACTAAACTAACATAGTATTGACTTTGAGTTCTTAAATCTGGTTGCAGAGCGGTAATCACTGTTCTATCTGGAATAATACGTACAGAGTTAAAATAGTGAGCAAAGGCGCTAGCAAACATTAAAACTATTGGTAAAACAGTATGTTCATAAAATAGTACCTGATTTGCTGCAATATTTGCGTTATTACCGCTCTTCATCAAGACATAAGGCACACCCATTGCCTTAGCCATATCTTGTTCAAGCCTATCTACACTAGATTCAAAGTCTAAATTCTGAAAGTTAATATCGCTAAACTTATCTATCTTTAAACCGCCATCTAAAATAGCAGGACTACGAGCGCCTTCAAAGATAGTGGCATAAGAATTACGCCAGCTCTGCAATAGACGTTCTTTAATCTTAGTATTCAGTACAGATTCGGTAGTAAGGACTACTCCGGGTACTGCATTATTTTTAAAGAACTGACGCTGAAACTTTAGTAGTGCATTATAGATGTTAATAATATTTGAGAGGCTCTTAATACGAGACTTTCCACGGAAAATACTCTCATCGTTATCCTCTTTAATATGTATAATCTCGTCGGCCCGAAACTCAATAACCTGTTTCTTAGTTTGACGTACAGCACTATAACTAGAAGACCCACCACCGTGAATTAAAAAGATGTATCCTTTTACAAACGTTTTCGGATCTGTCACAATCTCTACGTCGTTTGCCGGAAGAACATAGAGATGAGTGCCGTCATAGTAGAAAAAGGCGTTGCCGTCTAACAGTAGGTCAAAGTAGGCACGGCGTAACAGTCGTACTCTATCTTCAAAGGGATTTGGTCTGTCATTTAAAAGCTTGTTAAGCTTTTTTGCGGGACCTTCGCCTGAAATTGAAAAAGGAATCTCAACGCAAGCACTGACAATCATCTCTACCGCACGATGAATAACCTCAATTTGGTCATATGCGGCTCTAAAATCTACGTTAGAGTCAGGTTGAACAAAAGGTTCGCGGCTGTGAATGTATGATTGGACAGGGTTAAGTTTTAGTCTGTCCGCTAGCCAACCTATCGGTCCCCTCGCCATCTAACTTTTCTCCATACTGTGCTTTTTGTCGTTCTAACCACTCACTAACCTTTAGCGCAACGTAGTTAGAGTAGCTTTTTCCAAATATCTGGTGTAGCCTACTATGGTGAGCCTTGCATAGAGAGTACAAATTATCGTTATTTAGTTTGTCTTCGTGTTCTGTTTCGAATTGCACACGATAGGCGCGAACTTCTTCATCAGAGGTAACTTTAATGCGATTCTTTAGCGTCCAGGCGTTCCAAAGCTCACTCACACAATAGAGGTGATGTAGCTCAATAAGCTCTTCGCTGCCACAGCTATAAAAGGGTTCTCGACTTTTGTACCGGCATTTCATACCGTC